TTTATTATTTATGTTTGATTGCAAAAGTCTTACGGAAGATACCTAAATCCTTGTTACTAGTGTGTTACTAGTATGTTACTAGTAAGCAAAAACTGACAAAATTTAAAACAAAGAAAAACCCTGTATATCCAAACTTTTCCTTGAATATACAGGGTATAATTTTGTCTCTTTATTATCTCTTACAGAACTGTAGGTTGCCTATTTTATAGCTTTTTAAATAACTTTGTTACTAGTGAGTTTCTATCATTTATAAATAGGAAGAAACTCAAATTACTAAAAGTGCATTTTAATTTGTGCTTGCCTTCTCTGATTCATTCCTTAATACATCAATAGCTTTTGCTATGACAGGTGGAATCGGAATGCCCATCAACCCGGCATTCTCAATAATAGAAATACTTTCATTTACTACAAATGCAATTATAACTGCATCTTTTATGTATGTTGTATGCATGATTATATCAAGCCTTACTGCCACAAGAACAATCATTAGTGCAACACCTTTTCGGCATAGTCCCTTGAATCCTGCACGTGATTCCAAAGCACCATTCTCACTCTTCTTGCTCTTCTTAAAAATACCTGCAACAATCAATCCAGTCACATAATCTAACGCCATGAAAACAATAAGAGTGATAAGTGCATCACTCCAACCACCAAACGCCATTGCTACAAATCCTCCTACTACACCTACTAATGAATATAATACATTTGCTCTCATATAAACCATCCTTTCTACTCTGCAAGCCCGTATGTTTTTAAATCCGGACTCTCTGTATCAAATTTCTTCTGATATCTGCCATCTTCATCTACCCAATGATAAATATGCTTTTTATCATTCTTAACATAAACACTTCTTGCCATAACTCCTGATTTTGTCAGATAATATGACTCATCTGCTATATCAATCCATTGTCCTGAAAGCATACCTCCATCAGTGTTCATATAATACCAGTCATCGCCACTTTTGAACCAACCTGTCACCATATGGCCTGCTCCATCAACTACAAACCATCTGCCATCTGTAGTTATCCATCTATTCTTTTGCACTACTCCCTTGTTCTCATATATCCACTTACCATCAAACATCACCCATCCTGTGAAGCTGTTCTTTTGATGTAGCTTACATGCCTGATAAGCACACCAAGAAACAAATTGTTGACACCAATACAAGCCATTTTGACCATACCAGTGCCCATACTTAGTATAGTTCGACATTCCGGCATTAGCAGTTTTTTCTTCCAACATAGCATTACTTGCCTTCTCCAAGTAGCCTACTTCTTGCCTTGCTACAGCAACTAGCTCTTCTGCTGTACATGTTGAGTTACTAAAAAGAGGCATGCCAAAACCGTTGATTCTATTTTTTCCACCTACCTCACCTTCAGTAAATCGGTACTCCTTCCTCGCTACTCCACCACCATTACGCTCAAATGCGACTGCCGATGTATTACCCTCTATAGTATGAATTACATATGTATCATTAACCTTTTTAACATCTTCAACGATTCCGACATGAGCAACTCTGCCCTTTTCACCACTATAAAAGTAAACTACATCTCCAGGATGTGGAGTCTTGCCATAAGCCCGATTAAGGACAAAATAATCCTTACCAGTTGGAGTGAACTGGCTATATGAACCTCTTAGCAGTTTTTTTCCTGCTGAAAATGCACTATCCATTTTTTTCGCCTTTCTCTTTTTTTCTGTATCTCTGCAACTCTTGAAGCCATGCTGCAATTTGCAAATGCTCTGACTTGCACCTACTACATGCATCAGCCTCGCCTGCAACCTTTAATGCATGGTCTATTGCTTCCTCTAATGTCATATAATTATCTCCAATAAAAAAAGAGCCTAAGCTCTATTTTGTTTATTTAAAATGCTATTTCGGTATAAAAAATGCAAATTTCGTTATTAAAATCCTATTTTCTGTTATCAAGATAGCATTTTTTGTTATCAAACTACATCATCAAGTACTCATCAGTTTTCATAAACTCCTCAACGGCTGTTCTGTACTTCTCCGGTACTTCATCAATAGTCATTAAACCATGCTTAATTCGTGAAGCATAGAACCTTATATACACCTTTATTTTCTTCTTACTCATTGCCTTCTTCCTCCTCATCGCTGTTCATCAGTTCAACTAACATATTTGATAGAGCATCTATTCTACCGGTTAAGGTAGCCTCTATCTGCTCTAACTTTTCCATGGCTCTAAACATTAGTAATGCTTGTATCTGTGTAATAGCTCCAAGCTCATTTTTTATAAAAGTAGTAGTGATACCCTGTAGCTTTAGCCCTGTTATAGTCTCTTCTCCAACATCACTTTGCACTGTCATTACAAGCGTATTTGCATCTGTCAACTTATCCTTAAGCTCATCCAATTCTGAGAAATTATCAATCACTGTGACAAATGTATCACCGTAGTGCGTTGATAACTCAATTTCAGTTTTGTCCTTTAAAATCAATTTGCTCATTTTAGCCTCCTAATTTATAAATTCTATATAATTAACTACAACATTAGAACTAACAACTCCATTACTATACTCATGTATTATATTACCCAACAAAAAATATAAAAAATGATGCCCCTGATTTGCCGATACATCAAGTGTTAAATATAGTTGAGAGTGGTCGCTTTGGTCTCCCGCATTTGTTTTCGTTGATGTCATTACATGAGATGCAGAATTTACTGTACCTCCTATATCCTTAAGCACTGTATTACTTGCAGGATTGTAACTTTCTCCTCCAGCATTGGAAATAGGAGCTACTCCAATTTCAAAACTTACACGAGCAGGTTGTGCAGTAGTTCCATCTCCTATAAATCTAAAAACCTTATAACCTACCTTTATATATCGAAATGGTGATAAATTTATAGAATGAGCAAGGACGCATCCTACATCTAATGCAGAAACTTGTCTAGTGTTACCTCCGTAAAAATTAAGGAATTTCATTCCGCCATCTTGTATTCCTAAATACCCATTACTTGTATTTTTAAAGTTTAAAAATCTTGGAATGCCTCTTAAAATAAACCCCTTATTCGCCACCCCCGATATCAAAACTCCATCGAAGGTGGCATTTCTAAAAGCCACTCGCCCTGCTCCATAATCTTTCATGCCTCCAGGTATCCCAAACATGTTGACACCCTCACGTATGTTTTCAGACTTTACAAAAGGTGCAGACAAAAACACCCAATTTGCACCTTGAATGAAATGTCCGTTTGGAACACTTACAACAATTCCTCTACCCCTATTTGCGTATGTATCATCCCAGGCAAAGCCTTGCCCATAGGCAGGATTATTGAAAGCCGATATTACATCGCCAGTGTTACAAATCCATCTTGGAATAGTTCCTTGAAAGTTAATGCCATGTTGACTTGTAGCTGTTTGCCATTGCAGTACTGAATCAGCTCCCGCTGTACCAAACTTCGATGCATCAGTTTCAACATGTGGCACATTATCATCCCTAAAATAATATGCATTACCATGCCCCATCTCCATCCATAGCTTCCCTCTACCACTGTCTATACCAATGTTTCGTGCTTGATTATTAGTGTAGTTATTAAGCTTAGTATCGACCATTTTAATTTGTCCTTGTTCTTCACAAGTTCTTGTATCAGACAACGTCTTTTCGGGATGGTAGTTCACTGCACTCTTCATAAGAGTTGGAGGTACTACAACATACGGCTTCCATTGACCACTTTTATGGTAGTATCCTTCTTCAATTCTCACTACATAGCCACCATCTGCTTGATACATAAAGATTTCAGTACAGTTCGGACCTCTATATCCTCGTATAGGTATCGTTCCTCTAACACCTGAAACCTGCAGTGTATCAAGCATTTTATTTGCATCAATTCCCAATACATTTGATAGAACTGCATAGGGTATCTTTGTAGTAGGTTTATACTGCCCATCTTTATTGTAGTATCCTTCTTCAAACCTTACATGGACTGTACTTTCTCCTGAAGCATTTACCACTTCTGAAGCTGTGGACCATGTGCCACGTTTGGGTATAGTCCCCTCAACCACTTCATCGTCACTGTCATTAGTGACAGTCTTATACCCCTGCAGCACTTGAGCCTTGCCGGCAGTGACATCATCAGAACTTACGCCTCCTGTGCCCCCTGCCATCAGTATTGCATCAGCCATCTTTTACACCTCCTTCACGGCAAGATAAAAGCTTCTTTGTGGCTTCTTTCTATAGCATATAAGTTCTATGTATCCGTCATAGACTACTACCTTATCAAGACAACTATATGCCTTCCACCTTGCCTTTATTGTAGTTGCATCTGTCATGTTATCTTCAATCTTGTGACTAACAATAGGAGTGTCACTTGCTTTAATTCCAGGAATATTTATTCTTTGTTTAAAGATTGTAGTTCCTTCCCACGCAGTTACTCTTGTTTCTACGACTGTCACCTTCTTAAGCTTTTGATTTATAGTACTTTCTAAAGCATTAATTTTGTTTTCCACATTTTCATTAACTGATGTTTTTAAAGTATTTAACTTATTTTCCAGAGCATCATATGATACATAAAGAATGCCTGGATTAGATACAGTTACGTTGCTGATATTTGAAAATATAAGTTCAATTCGTACTCTTTTATCTGTTCTTTCAACTGTACTTGTATTTATCACATATTCGGCATCTGCACCGCAGTTATCATATGCATACAGTTTTATACCACTAGACGTTTCAACCGTGAGGCCAAGCTCTCTAAAGTAGTAATCAAAACCGACATTAGGAAAATCACCTGTCACAACGCAACCCGTATCTGTTAAATCAATTGATAATTCAGTGATTTCCAACCTTTGATTTACTAATCTTTCTACCGTGTTGAAATTTGCCGGTGGTGATCCATCCCCAATTACCATAGAATGTATTCTTAAAGTGTCTTCTGCTTGTGCCTTGCTTAGTGCCCTTCTTCCACTTGTAGTAAGTGTCATTCCATTCCAAGCCATTAACTCACCTGCCTTATCGTCAAAATATTGGCTTCACTGATAATACCTTTTTCAAAGATATTAAATGTTAAAGCTTTTTCATATATAAGATTTGCTATCATGTTTGAAGGATTTATATCTTCCATCAACTTTTTTATCTCTTCTTTTTGACTATCAAACCTTGTATATATACTTATTGTTACTGTGTAATCCTTTATTTTTACATCATACCCTTGCTCACCACATATTAAAGCCAATCTTTTCTTTAGCCCTTTCAGCGTTAAAGGTATATGATTAAACCACCTCGACAGTACTCTTGACCTTCTTGATTCAAGAGTATCATCCGCCAATGGTTTTATTCCTACAATATCTTCAAACCTTGATAGACCATACTCATCTGCAGTACTTATGTATTCATTCTTTAGAATCCTATCAAACGATTTCCACAAAAATTCAAATTCAGGATTTTCCGCATCAAGCAATACAATATTCTCTTTGAATTCGGTTAAAAAAGAAGGTAAGTATGACACCAAATTTACTTTTCTTGTCATTCTCTTACCTCCTTAAACACCGGAATTTCATATTGATCCAGTGACAAATTTTTATTAACTCCGTTTATTGTAGTGTTCCCAATATCCACAATGCCTTTTATCTGTAAAAGCCTTGTTTCAATCTGTGCTATTCTTACTACTAAAGATGTTGTACTTGCCCATGATTTGCAAAGTTCTAGCAAATACACTTTTACAGCTTCTTCCATGGCACTGTGCATATTAGACCAACTATAACCTGTTTCAAAAGTAATCTCGGTTTTCACAGATACTTCAACACCTCTTACACTTTTCACATTAACTACGTGTCCTATAGGTGCAAGCCCGTATCCTTCCCCCGGAGTATCCTCTGGATCTATCGTCTGCTGTACACTTTTTATCAACTGATTTGATGCAACTCCAAAGTTAGAGTCTACTATAGTCAAAAGTACAGTTCCTCCGACTGTCAACTTCTTTTCTTTCCCTGCACTAAATACAGTAATAAGCCATTTAGCAACATCCGGATCCAGCTTTGTTTTAGTTGTATTAACCCACTCTTCAACCTTAGTTGTCGGTATTAAATCTATAGGTTTTATATCATTGTTCCATGCCCTTGTTATCTTAGTTCCACCAACTCCTGATATGGCATTTGTTTTATCTATATAATCCTTAACATTTCCACCGAATGCGCTCTCTTTAAAGCTGTCAAAGTATCGTTTTCTTAGATTCTCTGTAGTCTCATCATCTTCACCCGGAATAAGTACCTCTGTAAGCTCTGCAGTTTCAAGGCCTTGTATATATTCAATTGGAATCATTGTTCCAAGAGTCCTATTACCTATAGTTCCCGGAGTTTCACATTGTACTTCGTAGCCTCCGTCAGAATCTGTCAATGCTCTGGTGACAACGTAATTTAACTCATTTACATTAAATCTTTTGCCTATTACGTTGATTCCTGAAGGTGTAAACTTTCCACGAAGAAGTGCTTTACTTGCCTGTTCCGGAATAACGCCCCTTTCTTTACATCTCAAAATAAGATATTCTCTTGATGAGGTATCACCATAGGCATCTGATAATATAGAGTTTAGTTCTATATATACTCTTTGAAGTTCAAGTGCAGCAGGAGCAAGAGCATCATATATAATGGAACCTTCTCTTTTATCAAAGCTGTTTGGCACTCTTGAAAGCATTCGTTCAAGAATTTCATTAAAAGTTACATCATACATTAAAAATTCACCACCTTTTCTACATCTATATTTCCGAATATCGTGTGCACGACAAAGCTTACACGTACCTCACCTTTTTCTGATGTGTCGAATTCAAAATTATCAACA